GTCAGGTATCATAGCCTCACAGGCATCAAGTGACAAATCATTGCACTCAACCTTCTTACCATCTTTCCACTTACGAGGCACCCAAGTGCCAGCCTTACACTTGCGAGCCTTAATCTCCGCAAATGTCTCCTTCTTATCATGGACAACCTGTCCATCTACGACAACCGGTACCAATGACTTGGCATCGGCCACGTCCATAAACAGTGGTGGGGTTAGACACTCATCCATAGTCTTAAATCACCCACCCACGAATTAAATCGCTTACAGTCGAAATCTGGCATTAACTTTTCAACATATTCAATAGCCCAATTTCCAACTGCGTTCGGATACTGCAATTCTTTATCATAGTCCGAACCCCAGCGACGTACAGCCCGCAAGGCAGGGTTTTTCTCGATAACCCCACCATGTATACGCGTTACAGCACTACAGAACTGCCCAATAAGTGGGGTATGTTCATCAGATAGCATAAAACAACGCACCTTCTCAAGCAATTTCATGGTTGGTGTGACGCCTGTTCCCAGGTTCACCGTAACATGAAATTTTGCCATTTGGCGAGGCACATCGATCATACTTTGAAGGTCACCAAACCAAACATCTGGTGAATAGTAACGGGACAAAAATGCAACATAAGGATCACCACGCTTGACGGGCTCAACCTTCAACACTTGTCCAATCGCAGTTGCGGCTGCAATATATGACTTGGGGTTGATGTCTGGCGTCAAGCCATCATCACCACCATAAACGCCCATACGGGCCCAAGCCACTTCAGGGCTAGTACTAGCCCCATCCTCAGTAGTCCAACGGTGGCCTGCATAAGCCACAAAAGCATTGACTAGCGTGTTAAATAACGACGTCTCTGGCGAGCCGGATGCACGGGCATAACCCTGATCAAACCCAGCACCATAAACAGATCGTCCAGTCATCTTAAATTGCGAGTGTAACAACTTTGACAACTCAACTGCGTACTCTACACGGAAGGCACGAAGAACAATGATACGTTCCAACTCCCGCATAATGTTAGACCCATGACCATCAAATCGTTCAAAATCACTCTTAACGACGGTCTGAGCACCAGTACACACATCAACAACACGCTGCGCAATTGCGGCTGGCGACTTGCCAAACGCATACCACGACTGAGCTTTAAAGATACCAGC